CATCCAATATAATCACGTTCATCAGTATAGGTTAAACTACCTTCTCCTATAGTTAATTTACATTTTTGATCTTCACTATAGTATACATAGTTAACCATTTTAGCATTGGAAGTTCCTGATATTTTAGAGACACCTAATGGAATTGATGACGAAGGCAAATTTATACTAGCTTCAATAGTATCATTCCTTTTAGGAAAATACTTACTCAATTGAGAATCACATTTAAGAAAATCACTCAGTGCTGTATTTCCCATTTCAAATTTCAATTGAAATAAAGCTACTTCTACTGGTGGTTTACTTAACTTCGGCCACATCTTTGCCATAATTATTTCTTTATTTATCTAATAGTTTTAATAGATTTGAAACAAAAATTCGTTGCAAATATAATGATAATATAATTATTGCACTAAATTTTATATTAAACTTTATAATCAATTTTATTTAGTACTCACTAAATTATCCCTATAAATAGCACCTATTTGTCTTTATACTATAATATAGAGAACAACGACTTCATCTTTTTGTTTTATTATAAATACCATTTATTCTACCCTGTAAAAACTCCCCTTCAGCACCCTATTCAACCCATCCGCATCTATTTCCGCCTCAATCTTCTCGCACAAATATTGCTTATTGCCAATAAGAAACACCTTGTTTACATCCGGCAAACGGTTAGCTTGAAAGTTGATGATATAGGGAATATTAGAATGAAACATCTTCAGAACAGAAAGCCGATGACCTACGCTGTCCGGACAAACATCATTCAGACTGAGCGAATACGGAAGAAAATCAGTGAGCTGCGCAGCAGTCTTCTGCTGGTAGTCTGTAAAAGGATAAGCATAATCATACGAATGTACCTGACCGCTATAAGTCACATCCTGTCGGTTGAACTTGCCGGTATTGATAGCCACCTCCATATATTCATTCTTTTCTTGCTTCTCCTGTAATTCCACGTCACCATTGATTGCTTCCTGGATATTAAAGTGTTCTTGATGGACAGTAGTAGCCTGATATCCTACAGCCGGAATATTGAGATACATAGCTGCATAAGGACGATTTAATGTATATTCAGCAACAGAACCGTAGACACCAACATTGAACTGAAGGATTTTGGCAGGTACAATCTTTAGTGGGGTATCTATATCGGAAGATTCCGGATTACGTATCAAATCTGCATACAGGTTGACTTCACGCAGTTTGTTTTGATCATTCTCATTATAATTGATATAATAGCGTTTACCAACGACAAAAAGAGTGCTCTTCTTGTCACTGTCATTCATTCCATTGTAAGCGGCTACCATTGCATCATAAGTATCACATTCGAGCTTATAGGCTGCATCTACAATATCCCTTTCAATACGCAGATAACCATCATCGGTATGTGAAGGCAAATCATAACCTATGTTCCCGGAACTGAGATCCTTTTCGCTTTTTTCGTCTTCAATTTCTACGGTAAACTCACGAATCAATGCAGAACTATCAATAATTTCTTTTTCAGAATTGGCAAAGTAATCGTTGAGTCCAACAAGTCGTACAACTTTTGTGCGTTCATCGACTACCGTAACCGCACAAAGAAATCTCTCCAATTCATCGAAGAACTCGGAAATGGTCCAATGTGGTAGGGCATCAGCTATTTTATTGGAGGTAACGGCACTACAAATATAAACGTTACGTAGAAAATTATCATTGAAAAATGATGTATCAAACGTATAACCGAAGTGTTCTACTATCCTCTTGATGACAGTTATCAGGTAAGGTTGTACGCACCGATTACGCGCATACGGACAAAGCGTAAAGTTATTCGTTCCAAATTCATAAATAACATCATTATTCAGATTCTTCCATTGAGCTTCTTGATAGAATACCGGAAGCCAAACAACTTCAACATCATCTACTGAACCATAATAACCCACCATGTTAGCGGGTGGTTGGAAATAGTTTTGGTTATTGTTAGGCCAACCAACACTACCTAAATCAAGCTCATCAATATAGGTACTGTCGTTTGTCAAAAGGTTGAACTCCGCATTGCCCGATACGATCTGTACTTTAACAAGCGTGTCTTCAACCGACAATAAAACTGCGCTGCCATAAAGCAGACACCTGGCATCCACGATGAGCATAGCCGGAAGGATGGTCTTTTTCTTCGTCACATCCAGCCTGTTAACATGTTTGAATATGGCATGATTAGCCGGCATGGGGAGTTCTATATCCAATGAGTAATTGGAACTACGGGTGAAATAGGGATTCTCCGAGGTAAAAGTAATATTGAACCCTTCAGGAAGGGCGGCCAACTGTCCGTCAATGTATAATTCGGTCATTGCTTGTTACGTGATTTGTTATTCTCTAATTTTTTATATTCTCGTTGCGCTTGGTTAATACCCCGTTTACCGGTAACATAAGTCTCCGCCACTAACGGATCATCCAGGCGATTTTTAAGCTTACGCAGCACGCGGGTACATTCTACCAGCATCGCCACCATAGCCGGATCATTGGTTGTTGTAGTGGCACTGGCTCCGGGTGCCTTGGCCGGAACGGTACGCGTACTCTTGCCGGATCCTGCCACGGAAGCAATGTCTTCGGCTGTCAAATTACCAACATTTCCGGTGCGCTGTGCCACATCAATAACATCGAATATCGGCCGTAAATTCGGATTGGCCACCGCGAAACGATTGGCTACAAATTCATTGGAGTGAACGATACCTTGTGGTTGATCCCAGTTACCGGGACCGGTATAGCCACCAGTATAAAAATTGCCTATGGCGGACTTGGCCGTTTCGAAAGCAGCTGTAATCAGGGCGATTTCGGCAGCAGCTTTAGCCAGTCCCCAAATACCCATTTCTCCGACATTCCGAATAGTTGTCATAGACACATAAGCAATAAGCAGTTTCTGAACGGTATCAAGCACCATAACAACAAGATTCTGCAAAAACTCTCCCATAGCTTCCTCTTCACCAGCCAAAGTCTTACCCAGTGCAACTCCGAAATCTTGTGCAATACTCGACATCAGCATAAAAGTAGCTTCCATTTTTTCTTCTACATCTTCAAAAGCATCAATTGATTCATCTCGAAAATCGAAAATATCAAGCAACAACATACCTAATGTTGACATTTGTTGCTCAGTCGAGATGTCTGACCATTTGGTAATGTCATTCCAGCCTTCTTTTACTCTTTCCTGCCATGTTTTCTCCTCCTCTTCTGTTTCTTCAAAAGCCTTTTGGAGCTTCTTCATAACATATTCAAGAAATAATTCTACAGCTTTTTCTTCTTCTCCTGTTGCATCTTCTGTTATTTTTTGAATATCCTTCTTATATTTCTTTAGTAGCTCAAGAATTTTCATCAAATATTCCTCACGCGAAATATATCCTAACCTATACCGTTGATTCTCTTCTGCCAATTCTGCGTCCAAAGCTTTTTGTTGATTACTTAGGAATTGTTTCTTTTCATCAAGATCTTCTTTTATGCATTGCTCCTTCAGTTTCAGCTGTAACGCAAGGATTTGGTTCATTATTTCTTCTCGTTTTTTAGGCTCCAAACCAACGATTTCAAGCCTCTTATTCAAATACTTCATTTCCAGATCTGATAAGAATTGCAAGTATTCTGCCTGTGTCATTTCATCACTGGCTAAATACTGTTTCTTCAGTTCCGCCTGTTCTTTAAGGGATTCCGTCTCAATCTGTTCCAATCTTTTGCGAATACGTTCTTTACGTTTGGCTTCGTCTTCTTCACAAGTACAAGGATCATTGCCACATTTCGGACATTTTCCACCACCATTGCCTCCGGTGGGGTTGTTTTTAGGCGTGCCTGGATTCAATGCTTTCCATTTTTCCTGTACCAGTTTCTTATAACGTGCAGTTAAAGATGCAACAATCTCTTCTTCTTGAGAGATCTTGTTGCGAACATCCTCGCGAGCCATCGCCCCCATCGGTGAATGGTCACTCAATGCCGGGGATTTTTGAAGGCGCATTAAGTTGATCCGATGTTTATCCAGTTCGTCGGCAACCTCTTTCAATTCGATATTGGTTGCCAACACAGCATTATACTGGTCAAGTGCTTCTGTATTCTCATTAATGATTTTTCCTTCTTTATCAATCTCAGCATTATATTCTGGAATAATGGCCTGTAATTGCTCTATTGCCTTTTTCCGTTCGGAATTTGAGAGATTATTATTATGTATCTTTTTTGTTAGTTGCTCAACAAGAGATGATTGGCGTGCATATTCATCATTTGACTTTTCTGTAATTTTTTCATTGACTTTATTGAGATCATAATAATCTTTGGTGCGTTGCGTCAATTTATAGGACGCAGTAGCAGCAGCAAGAACTAATGTTACCAGCAAACCAACCGGATTACTGGCCATGATAGCCCAGGCTGCTTTCATGGATTTTGCAGCCAGGTCAACACGACCTCGTAAAACCTGCACGGCAGCAGCATATAAATAAGTGGCAATACGTAGTGACTTTAGCAAGACTGTATGTCCCTGCATGAGAGTTGACAATTTACGCAGGTTTCCGAATGATGTCACAGTATAACCGGATAGTGTATTCATTGATGCGGCATAAGCCAAATTGAGAACTGTTGCAACTTTGGTAAGCGAGTTCCAAATTGAATACCATGTTGTAATTATCTTCAGCCGGGTAGCATATACAAGCAATATCGTACTAAGCCACAATACAGTACCACCCCATTCTTTACACCAATCAATCAGTCCGGGTAGGAATTTGATGACATTGGTGAGCATATTGGTGCTAACTGTTAAAGCCGGATTTAGCTTTTCACCCAAATCAATAGCCGCCAATTTCATTTTATTGCGCGCCTGTTCCAATTTTGCCTGTGCCGTATCACTGTTTATTGCTGCCTGTTCATACGCCACATTCGTACCGGTAACGGCAGTTGTGAAGTCCTTCACCATCTCCGTGTTCTGAAGGATTACGGATGCCGTGTTATAACCTTCTTCCCCGAACATCTTTTTAATGGCGCCTGCATCCATGTTCTTATTCTTCAGGTTCTCCAGTGCCTTATCCAAGCCAACGATTTTAGGATTGGTTTCATCCGCTCCGGTCTGAAGTACCAGGAAGAACTTTTTCAATCCCGTTCCGGCCACTTCATCTTTTAGACCCCGATAGGCAAGCGTTTCAATCAAAGCAACTGTCTGTTCAATGGGAACATTAGCTGAAGCTGCTGCTGTACCTGCATTCCGGATTGCCTTTGCCTGGCTTGCGATATTGGCGGATCCGGCTTGAGAACCGGCAGCCAACACATTGGCAAAACGTCCTGCCTGGTCAGCAGCTTCGCCATATTGGTTGAGCGACAAAGTAAGCGAATCAACCGCCTCATTGAGGGTGATATCCTTAGCTGCCGCCTGTAACCGCATCGCTTCTTCTGTCACTTGCTTCAATGCCTCCTTATCTCCAAGCAGTTCCGGTTTGGCCGACCCCACCAGCATGAACGCATCCAGGATCTCAGCAGCCGACTGGCGGACACGTAACCCCTCTTTTGTCATGGTGGTGGAAAGCGTCTTAGCCTGTTCTGTCAGCCAGGCAATGTTATCATCATCAAGCCCGGTCAAGGCTTTTAGCCCGGCTTGTGACTCTTCTAACTTGTTGCGCTCATCTCTGATGGCACGCAAGGCAAGAGTAAAACCGGTCAGAAAACCGATCACCGAAAGGATTACACCCCCAAAGCGGTTAAACCAATCTACCATACTGCCGATACTGATCGTTGCTTTCTTGGTCTCGGTAGTGATACCTTTTATCTCCTGGCGATGCTGCTTGAGTATGCCCTGAAGATGCTTTATCTTCGCCATGGTGCGGTTGTATTCTTCGGAACCACGTGTCATTTCCTTAATGTCACGCTGGAGACGCTTCATTTCCAAATCAATGGAATTTATGTCATTCTTGATCTCTTTTCCGTCAATATAGAGATACACACCTCTCTTGACAGTTTTGTTATTTTTTGCCATAACGTTTCTCGATTGTTATTTTATCAAACTTCTGAAGTACTTTTTTGAGTGCCTGGTCTCCGTAATATTCTCCGGAGAGGTCGGCCAATGATTCTATATTTTCTACAATGGGCGGATCCAACCAAGGTAATGGAGTACGGCGGATAACCGCATAGTGTTCATCAATTGTGCGCATACGCCTGATGCGGTATTCCGAAACACGCAATGAGCGAAGCTCCTGACGCTTCTTTTTGTCACTCCATGCCGAATGACCTTTCATAATGATACCATCTTTAACAATGTATCCACGTCCGGCACCGTATTCTCGATATGCTCCATAACGTTCAAAGCGAAAGCCAAGCCCTACATAAGCCGGTCCACCTTCACGATCATTTAGCAAACGTGCTTGTAGTCCTCTACGAAGTTTGCCTGAAGCATGAGTACGATGTAGGATATTTATAGATATTCCCCGAACTTTATGAGTCCAATTTTCCACCCCCTTATTATATTCAGCGGGACTCATTAACCTGTTTTCTTCAATGATAGCCATAAAAAAAGCCTTTAGTTTCAGGTACAAAACTAAAGGCTGAAAAGAGTGGGAAAAAGGACAAGAAATTAGCGAACGGAGAACTTGAAATCATTGATTCGGTTCAACCATCCTTTCCGGAACACAAGCTGCGACGGATTCTTTTTACAGATTTCTTCAACAAACCGGATCCGGTCCGCCTTGACAGCTTCAAACAACTGGCGCTGGTTGGCCAGATTAATACTGGCAACCGTCTGAGGTCCTACAATACCATCCACCTTAATCTGTAGGAGTTGCTGTACTCTTGTGATTCCAGGACGTCCGGAAGCCCATACCCAGTCCACACAAATGTTGGCAATGGACTGGTTATGTATAAAATCAGCCTGATAACGGTCCCAATAATACTTTTTGAAGATATTGAATACATCTTCCGGAGTAATCAATCGTAGATCATCCGCATCGATATCGCCATCACCGTCTTTGTCATAACCGCATGATCTCCATGTTGACAAGGTAATACCCATGTTGGTTTTACCACCTTTGTCATTTTTGTGATCACTCCATCCGCCTTCCCATTTGCGGATGATTTTGAATAAAACTTCTGCTTTTGCCATATTGTATAAATGAATGAAACATTGGCAAAAGTAACATGTAGCTTAGCCGGTACATAGGACATTCATTCTTAATAAATGGTCATCAAGTGTTTTAAAGTTACATTTCAGTTTTCTACAGATAGCAGCCTTTGAGTAACCATAATTAAGCATAGTCCGGATAACATTTTCTTTTCCGGTCAGCTTATAGTGCGTGTTCTTATCGCCTTTCTTCCGACCTAACTGTTGACCGCTTGCTTTACGCCGTGCCAGTCCTTCTTTAGTACGTTGTGAAATCAAATCACGCTCGATCTGAGCGGACAAACCAAAAGCGAAAGCAAGTACCTGGCTATTAATGTTATTGCCAAGCTCGTATTTCTCCTTTACTGTCAACACAAAGGTTTCCTTTGTCATACAAAGATGAAGCATACTCATAATTCCCATAAGATTACGACCTAACCGGCTAATTTCAGAAAGTATAAGCGTATCACCCTTCTTCATTCTCTTTAAAAGTGGTCCCAACTTTCTGTCTTTAGCGGCCTTTGTGCCTGATACCGTCTCCGAAACCCATTTATCAATTACCAGCCTACGGTCATTAGCAAAATTTTGAATTTCAAACCGCTGATTTTCGACCGTTTGTTTATCGGTGCTGACACGAATATAAGCGTAAATCATTTTTGTCGGTGAAGTTAGTAAACTAATCCTGTACGGACAAATTACGCATCAATCGCCCCTTAAAAATACAAGGGTATGGAAAAGATAAAATTGTCAGAGGTTGCATTCACCAATGCTCCCTCATCAATTATTGGATTAACGGCCGATCAGAATGTAGCGCAGGTAACTGTAGATAGCTTGTCTAAGGTTGAATATACTGCTTTAACTTCAGGAACGGACAAAATGAGATATACACAATTAAGATACAGTACCAGTTCTGGGGCAGGAAGTAGGATTCTGCTATTTGTTCCTATTTCCGGTTTAACAGATAAAATAGATGCT